ACAATTTAATGTTAACGAACAAAATGCTCAAGCAAGATATAATACATCTATTGTATCGTTTCCAGATGACAATGATGTACCACTGACTGATATTTCAGAATATTCATCATTTAAATCAATATATGAGTTTCCTGTTGGTGTTGTTATATTTTGTTCAACAATAATATCATTAGTACCAGTTGTATTACCATTTGTTAATACTTCAGATAGCGTTGGATTTGTAACCACAGATACAGGAACACCATTAAATGTTGAACCTGGTGACATATAAATATTATTGGTATATAATGTATTACCTGATGTCGCAGTTATATTATCCCCCATAATAATTATGTTAGATAGTGTTGTTGCGGTTGAACCTGTATTACTTAAGTCAACACCAATAAAGTTGTTGTTACCAATTATAAATGAATTTGTGGTACCATTATCCAATGTATTACCGTCACCCATTATTTGAACACTCTTAGTTCCAGTAACTAAACTATTATTATCACCAAATATTGATGAGGTCCTAACACCATAATCAACATAATTAGATTGTCCATTAACTATTGTACCAGGACTATTAACGGTATTATTACCAGACATTAATTGTTCAGTTCTATCTTGTGTATTTGGGGTTACATTTGTACCACCTTGTAATACCAATGATTTAGTTGGGTTGTTACTTAAAGCGTTAATTCTTGTATTAACCCAACACTTACCATTAATCCAATCACCATTTAAAGATGAACAACAGTTAGCATCTAATATTTGTCCTGATGCTGATACGTAATATGGCCCAATTTTTCCTATTTTTTTAATTACATCAGTAGGACAAGACTTATTTGATAATGAAATCTCTACTCTTTCGGGTGCGAATATATTAAGGTTATTTATCTTATATAAGACTACTGGTGTTGTTTTATCTATACCAATAGGGTTATAATCCTTTATGTTATTTACTCTCCAATATGCGTTATCTATTAAAATAATATCTCTAAAATCAAAATCATTAATATCATTTGGGGTTAAATAGAAATTAGCCTCCAATAATTTACTGTTAATATCAATAATATCTATTAGTGTATTTTTATGGAATTGTTCTACCAATGTATTAGTTGGGAAATATGAAGTACCATTCCAATAAATTTTAGATGTTGTCCCAAATCCTAAATCATATTGTGGTTCTATTGGGTCATCCCACATCCCACAGTATGCGTATTGTGTTACTGTTATCCCTGTAGAACTATCATAAGTATCTTTGAATAACATTGGTTTAGTTGTATCTCTTAAACCCCCGTAAAATAATATTCTTGGTTTTACTTTTTTAGGTTTAACTTCATAACCCGCCTCTATTGTTCCAAATAATGGAGCAACTCTATCGTGTATTCCCCATTGTGCGTCAGGTGTTGGAGAAAAGATAATCTCCAATTTATTAGTTTTATTTGAAAAATCATTATCAATATCTATTTCATAATCACCATATATTCTTTTTACCTCATTGGTGTATTCTTTATTGTAAGCATCATCATCTTCTTTATATGTATATAAAAATGTTTTAGCATCCAATTCTGACATTGGGGTTATTTTAATATTTTCATTATAATCTAACTTATATGTCCAATCAACTACTCTTTGTCTTGATGAATAAAAATCATCTCTTGGTTCTATAATTAAATCATTAGGGTTTTCAGGATTATCAAACACAACCAAGTTAAACATTTTGATAAGAGATAAAAACAAATCTTTTAATTTAATATCAGGTAATATTTGGTTCATATTTATTTCATTATTAGCCCCAACCAAATTATTATTTGATGGTGCTATTTTTAATAACGATGGTACACCATCTTTTGTAGGTAAAAGTAATGCTTGAGCTCTAATATTATCATCATTACCGGCCCAATCTGTCTGCCACATACTAAACCCAAATTCAATATATACTAAATCACCCGCTTCTAAATAAACATTTGAAGCTGAAGTATCTAATGATAAAGGATTATCACTATCAATAGCTGGTGAATAATTAAATGTCTGTGATGGTTGGAATGTTAGTTCCCCCGTATCAGTTAATATTATTTCATTATTACCTGTTTTTTTAATTAATTTTACATAATATTTTAATTTACCATCATTTAATTCAATATTGGTAGATATTCCACCTAAATCCCAATACTTAACAATCATATTTCCTGTTAAATTAATATCATAATAACCTGAATTTTGACATTGGTATCTTGAATATGTATATGGGAATATTGAATTTGGAACTGTATACGGTGTTGTTTGTGAATTAAATGTCCATTCGTTATTTAAATCTTGTAGTGTGATATCACCTATAAATCCAGTTTCTTTTTCTAATGGAAACCAAAAACCTTTATTAGAAGGCCAATATTTATTTTGATACCAAGCAGGTACATTATCCATCATTACAGGACTTATGGCTCTATAACCTGTAACAGATACATCTTCAATACCTGGTTCATATAATAATGGGTCAGTTGTTTCAGGTTGTGTACTATCAATACCAATACTAACAGTTCTTTGATTAACATCTTCACTCGTCATTTGTAATTTATCATCAACAAATGGTAAAATTAATTTATTAAAATACTCTGAATTAAAAAAGTTTGATGTATAAGTATAATTAACCAAATTAAACATTTTATCTAAAGCAGTCTTAACATAAACAGCAGGATATAAATCTACAGCATATAATCTATTACTTACATCTTGATTTTTACCATAGGTAATGTAGGGATAAACATAACCCAAACCTGGTGAACTATTGGTAATTAAATTATTATTTCTAATTACATCATAGTCCCAACTACTTTGGATATTTGATTTTGAACGAATGTGATTAAATTCACTCATATCAATATTACGAAGGGTTAATTCACCAAATTCATTTAGGATATTTTTCAATTGTCCCATAATTACAATTTCATAATCAACCGCGTCTTGATTAACCACAATATTTAATAATTGTAATACACCTGTCATTACGGTTTGTTCCCCAATATTAACAACTGCTGGTATAGCCTTTTTAACGTTGAATGTTATTGTATCAATATTAACATCAAATATTCTTTTGAAGAATTCATTATTAAATGGTGTACCAGGAATGGTAATTGTTTTTGAATAATTGGTAGTTCTTTTTGTAATATCTAATATATCCTCAATTTGATAGTTAAAACTAACTGAAATATTATCATAAGTATCTAATTCTTTCCCGTTGGCTACTATTGTAAATCTATTCATAAACTTTTTTTAATAAATATGTTTTTATTGTATATGTTTTTAGGAAATAAAAAAGGGGGTTGTGTCTAAACCGTTACCTCCCCCTCTATAATATTTGTTTACACTAATTAAAATCTTGTTTCAAGGTTTGAAAATATAAAATTAAACGAATAACTAAATATATCATCATTAACTTGCTTGTAAACCTCTAACTTTTTCTCTTCCAATGAACCACCAAATAAACGATTGTCAGGGGTTTGTAGATACACAGAAGGTGATTGTATCAAATCTTCTATTAAGTCCCTCTCAAACTCATATAACCACCCTGAATTAACGACGATTGACTTTTTTGAACGTAGATAAAAGTTTTTATCACCCCTACCATAATCATCATAACCAAAGGTATTATTTTCCCAAGTTCCATTTTGTTTATAATAACCCTTTCTATCTACTTCTACATTATCTCTTGATACATAAATAAATGGATATGATATAAATGAACCCAATTTATCTTTCCATACCAAGTGATATATTTCATATTTTGAACAATCTTTATTTAATTCAAAACATATTTGATTTGAGTATTGTGTAATACAACCTAAATCATTTGCATCAACATATGAACCGACACCAACACCACCTTCAACAGGAGAACCAATAGGGGAACTCCAAGAATGACTGGCAGCACAATCAGTTGCATTTAATTTATCAAATAACCAAGTAAGTCCTATACCAGAATATTCTGTAGCCCCAACTGTTGATTGTAAATACCAACCATCATTTGTTGGATTTGAACTATCAACAATATATGAAAGTTGGGATGGGTATGTTGTTCCTGTATAAACTACATCTACCAAGAATGCAGGTTTTCCATTAATTAAATTGTCTTCTTTAACCACACATTGGGTTGTTGTTGTTCCTGAACCTGGTTTATATTCTAAAGTAATACATATTGCATTACATCCACAAGTATCTGCAGCGAACATACAATAACTATTTATATCATTCACATATCCTGAAAATGGTACCCCATAATCTTGTACTGAAGTAATCCCACCAATTTGTTCCAATCCAATAGGTGAGTAAAAATCATCTACTGTTGTACCAGTGATTAATAATTGTCCTAAAGTTCCACCATCACTATTATAGAATTCGTAACCTGTCCCCAAACTTAAACTATCTGAACCTAAATGTGTTAATACAAATCCAATGGTTGATGGTTCAACTCTATATGTTAAACCTGGTTGAAATACTGTTGATAAAAAGTTTTCATCAAAATTTCTATCTTGAATAACATATTTATCAAATGCCGTGATTGTATAATCAGGTAAATTAATATGTGAGTTATATACACACAATCCACTTATAACTATTTCATTTGGTATTGTGGTTAATCTATTGTCTGCATATGTAATATACCCTGGTAATACAGGAGATGAAGTTGTAAATGATTTATCGGTTTGTATTATTAAACCATAAGTTACATCAATATATAAATTTGTAATTACAGCTGTTCCATTATATTCAGGACGTGGAACCCCATATATACTACCAGGTTCTACCACTGTTGAACCCAACCATAACTTTTCTACCACTAATGTATTAGGGGTTGTTCCTGTTGAGAACATAGTTGTTAAACCATTATAAGATGGGTGTGTTAATTGTCCTAATACTGTTACTTGTGAACCCACATTGAATGGTGGTTGTGTTGAACCTGTAAACCCAACATATGTACCGTCAAATACATTATCTAAATAAGTCCATTCATATATATCTTGTTCAACAAATATTTGGTCCCCTACCTGTAATGGAGTATCATTTAAAGATGTAATTGTTGAATTATAAAAACATAATGAACCCCCACTAAAAAGGTTGTCCTCAAACGCTAATCTATAATTCTTTTCACTACCACAAACCAATTCATAACAAAATTTTGTATTAGGTCCTGGATATGATAATTGATAATCAACTGTTTGTCCTGTTAAATTTTCAGATACAAAATCTTTTAATACATTATATAAATCCATTTTAGCATAACCATCTAAATCAGGGTTAAATTTATATTTAACAAATCTTGATGTTGTAAATGAATTAACACCAAATGGTTGTTCAGGAGTTAAATCAATAACGTATTCTGTTGAAGATACTATTTTTCTAATTATATAATATCCTGTATATAAATCATTATTATCACTATCATTCAAAAATAGATAATCACCCAATGAATAATTATGTGGAGTTGATGAGGTTAATTTTGTAAATACACTATTATACATTATATAAGTTGTATTTCCTGTTACCGTTACCTTATCCCAAGTTATGTTAACAATATATTTAAAATTCTCACTTATATTATAATCAGTACTAAATAATTTTAATGGTACAGCAGAATATGCTGCCATATAATCGTGTGGTTGGGTTATTGCAGAATATGCCATAATTTTTTATATTTCTTTATAATTTTTATTTATCATATCAATTAATTGATTTACCACCTCATCTTCATATTTTTTTGTTAATATTGGTGATGTCTCAAATTCTTTTACTACTCTTTGTATTACATTGGTTGGTTTTATACCAAATTTAAATATTTTTCTTGCTATTGGGAATACAGCATCTTGTGATATCCCCTTTACTCGTGCCCATCTCGATATTTCCCTGATTGGGGGGTACTTACCAGGTTTCCTACCCTTATCTACGTATTTTAAATAATCGTTTGCCTTAATGAAGAATTGTATTTGTTGTGCATCTTCTTTTATTTCAAATGCTAAACTATTTATTAATGAACCTGTAGCATCCTTTCCCTCCCTACGAAGTTCTCTATATAAAATTTTTACATAGTCCTTACCAAACTCTTTCATTTTTTTGGTAGATATTGGGTTAAAATCTGCCATTATTATTCTTTTATTTTTGTTATAAACATATTCATATCTGACACAGTAATATTTTGTATAGATGAATTATTAATCACAAACAATTCTACATAGTCGTTTGTGGTAAGTACGATTGGATATTGGGTAGCAGCAAAAAACGGTTGATTATTCACAGTCGTTCTTATTGACATTTCTGATTGTGAAATAACAGTTCCATTCTTAGCTAATCTTATTGATAAGTTTTGATTATTACCACTTTGAAGATTACAGTTAACAAAAATATGGAACGTGGCGGTAAACCCACCTACATATGTTAATCTATTTGAAGAGTGGTCAAATTTAGAATTTAAAGTATCGTCTGTTGTTGTTCCAGCAGCCTTTGTATAAACTGTAGGAGCAACTGTGGCTGTAACGTTATTAACCATAAACATATATCCACGTGTCGAAGTATTTGTAATACCAACAGAATTTGTAAATAATGATTTATTATCGGTATAATCTAATCCAGTCAGAAATGTACCATTACCACCAAAATTAACTGTATCTAAAATATATCTTTCAGTACTAATTGTTGCTCCTGTAGATACATTTAGGGAAGTTTCTCCTGCCAATGTAACAAATGAACTATATATTATTCTAAAACGTATTGATATTGTGGCTGTTGAAGGGATAGTTATTGCTGTTGTACCTAAATAATTATCAAATAAACATTGTGTAAACCCAACAGTTCCAAATGTTCCATCTAATGTAAGTCCACCACTATTCAAGAATGCACTATCTTGCATAATAAAGTTTGTGTAATTCTGTATAGTACCAATAGTAGGACAATCAGTAAAATTAACACCAAACCAATCTAAAGCAGTTGTAACACCATCACCATCTAAATCCAACGCAACGTCTGCTTCGATTGTAATACTTCTAATTGGTAATGAATAAACGGATGTAATTAATGCAGTACCTGATAATCCAGTTGATTTAATTCTACAGTTTTCAGATGACCCACCTAATATAGTTGTATTAGCACCACATACTAATCTATCACCTGTTAAGTCTACAGTTGTAGTAAAGAAATAAGTTATATTAGAAGCTAAAGTAATGACACCACTTACAGCCGTTGGCAAATCACTTACAGAAGATACAAATACAATATTTGGGATTGAAGCGGTAGATGTAATATTGGTTAATCCTGAACCATCACCATATAATGTTGTCGCGGATAAAGAATTTATTTCACTTAAATTATTATTTATATTTTTCATTATTAATATGTTTTTTGTAATACAAATACTCTTGAATAAATTATGTCGTCATTACTTACTTGTCCCCATTCTACGGTGATATCTAATGTGTTTGATATGGTTGTATCAAAGGTTGTATTATTTAATGTCTCAAACGAAAATCCTATAACATCATTACTATTTTTCTTTGTTGTATGAAAGTCACCCAATGTCATTATGGACGCAGTTCCACCAGTACCAATATTTCTAATTGTAAAATCAACATCTAAATCCCAATTGTCATTTGAATGTAAAGATAACATTTGAACTCCACTATCTCCTAATATAATAGAACCACTTTTTATTTTAATTCTAATTGTATGATTGTTTTGATTTGATATCATCCCACCCATTCTACAATTAAAACTATCACCTATACTAAATCCATTTGGGGGAACTGATAATGAACCAACCCCTCCATCAATTAATGTTGTTTCAACTGTTGTCGCTGATACCACAATACTATCACCGGTTTGACTAAATAATCTTGTCTGTGATAACCCCAATAATTGTGTTTCTATATTAGTTATAGTTGGACACAACGAAAGTGTGTCACAAGTTAAATATCTTGTCATTGGGTTAATTGGTGATAGATTTGTCTGTGTAATATCACCTGTTGGTAAAATACAATTTGAATGTTTTAATTTAAAAGTAAATTGTCCCACCCATCCATTAACTTTATCTTGTGTTTCATCAGTAGCAGGAAAACAATTGATTGTATCTTGAAACATAATACCATAATTACCCCAATCTACCTGAACCTCTGTGACAAAATCTTGTAGAGTTTGTAATGTATCACTTAATATTTCTTGAATATTATTACTATCATCACCATTGATATTTAAATAATTAGATTGGATATTTGTCTTATCCATAAATAATATAGAAAAAGACAATTCAGGAATAGCGGTTTTATTTTGTGGATTAATACTTGAATTATCATTTAATGAAACCCACATATAAGGGAAGTCCATCTGTCTTGATGTCCCTATTTCACTAGTGGGTCCAAACCCAAAGTCATTTAAAAAATAATGTCTGTCAGCAAAACCACTGAACAAATCTACTATTTGATTTAAACTAATTATATTTACGCTCATAAATTACCTTTTTTACTTTCTTCAACTTTATTTTTTTGGTAGAAATATGATAACCAATTTAAACATCCAATATAATTTTTTTTATATATCATTTCATCGGTAGTATTTAATTTTGTTAATAATAAATACACTACATCTAACCATTTAAATTTTTTATCTACTTCAACCTTTTTATTTAAAGTATCAAATTTACTTTTCTTTTTTATTGTGGCAGGCTTTCCAAAGATACCTTCGTACTGTCCTCTAATGTAGTCCCGCCATTTGAAAAAAAACTGAATATATTATATACTTTCGTTATTGGAGCTGTCTTAAATAAATCAGCTCTTGACATAAATGTACCTTTAAAGTTTTCCAATTTACCATTATCTTTTTTCTTTCTTAAAAATATACATAGTAATTTATCCATTACTTTAAATAAGTTACCATCAGCAGATTGTAATATAGTTTCAATACTAATTACTTCCCCCATAGTTAATTGTGAAAAGTCATTCTTTAAATAAAATACTTCACCATTTAATTCTATACTATCAACATTAATTGGTGTTATGTCTGTTTTTGTAAACATTAAATTCTCAGTCATACTTTCAAAATCATTAACATTCATCATCATAATAGTCTCTTCATCAATACCTGTTAATATATTGATAGTTTTAATAGCTACTTCAAATTGAGTTAAGTTTTCTTTATTTATTGAGAATATCTTTACAAAATCCCCAATTGTAACTTCACTCCAGTCTTGGGGAAGATTAAATTCTCTTACCTCATCATCAATTTCCAAATTTATTTTTATCATATCCTTTTTGTTTTTTAATAAATATATTTTATGTACTTGTGTTTTTTACAATCGAAATGTTTTAACTACACCAACTTTAATTTCAAATATCATTCTATACGCCATCGCATCACTAAAATCGGGGGAGTGACCTAACATACGTTTTACTTCTCCCTTAGATACCATAGATATTTTACCAACTTTATCACTTGGTTTATGTTTTACTTGTTGTAATTCTTCAATAATTTTATCATCATATTTAGATTTCATTACTTTTAACCCCCCATTATTAATTACCTCTGCTAATTTAAAATATAATTGGGTTTTAAGATTATCATAGTTTTCATTTTTTAATGCTTTAGCATTATTAACAATTGGTTTGGCTGATTTTAAATAGTTCATAAGATACTTTCCAACACCGTCACTATCATATGAAATATTGGTTGGTGGTATTTTATATTCTTTGGCTTTATCTCTTATAACATCCTCTATTTTACCTTGGGGATTTACAATAATTTCAATTAATGTTAATTCTTCCCATATCATTATTACCGCATTATCACTTGTGAACGCAATATCAGCACTAATATATCTTTTATTTTTTTCATTATATTCATAATCATCAACAAAAATACTAAAGATTGTATCAAAATCCATTAACGCATCTGGTGAATTTTCATAATCCCAATTCCCATTAATTAATCTTTCCTTATCTTGGTTGGATAATGACTTTTGTAGATTATCAACATACTTATCGTTAATGAATGGGTTATCTAATACAAGGGATTGAATAAACTTTCTGTGTGTTGGTAATGTATTATCTTGTGTAGGTAAATAAAAGTCTCTATAAAGGAAATTCTTTGAAGGATTACAAGTCATTAATAAAAATGGTTTTATACCTGTTTCTGTATTCATCCATCTACCCAATCTTGATTGTAGTATTTGTTTTCCTTTCTCTTCAACCTCACCAGCTTCATCTAT